CGCTATAAATCCAGAACTAACTGCATTTGTAAATGAATTAGTAAAAGTATTTGATGACAATCAAGGACCAATAAATGACTTTGCCAAAACATTGGGTGAAGGTGTAGTAAACGCATTTTACGCATTCTTGCGTGGTGGTGCTATGATTGTTGACTACTTGTACATGTTAGGCAGTGTGTTTAACAGTATTGCTGTGGCAATCAGAGACAACTTTGGTGACATCATTGTGACTGTTATGGATTATGCAGTGAGAGCAATTGGTGGTGTTATTGAAGCAGTAGGATTCTTAGGCAAACAGTTGGGTAGATTGGTCAGTTGGGCTACAGGCAACACAATGCTTGAAGACTTCTTTAGCAATGTACAAGATGCGGCCAACAAAGCAAGAACAGAAGGCATAGAGGGTGTAGGAGAAGCACTAGAAGATTTAGGTGAAGCAGTGCCAAGAAGAACTGCTACTGAATGGGTAGATAACCTCATTGCCAAAATGCAAGAAGCAGGTGAAGTTGCAGATGATGAAGCAAGACACATTGCAGAACAAATAGCACAAGGATTAGTAGATGGTAACACTGCTATTGAAAATGGTGCTAGTGGCATAACAGAAACATTAACTGACACAGTTAAAACCCTAGAAGAAGATTTATTAGGCAAATTCAGTAATGCTGTTAAAGGACTTTCAACAGGTTTAGCAGAATCATTGTTAGCAGGTGAAAGTGTGTTAGACAACTTTAAGAACTTCTTTAAGAGCATTGTAAAAGAACTTATTGCACAAGCAATTAGATTATCAATCATACAACCTATTTTACAGGGCATATTTGGTATGTTTGGATACAACCTAAGTTTTGATCCAACAGGAGGCATGAGTATTGCTAAGAGAGCAAGTGGTGGTCCTGTGATGCGTAACAAACCATATGTTGTTGGTGAATTAGGACCAGAATTATTTGTACCTAACCAAGGTGGACAAATTGTTAACAATTCAGAATTAGCAGGCATGGGTGCAAGTGCAACAGTAAATTACAATATAAATGCTGTAGATGCACAAAGTTTCAAACAGTTGGTAGCAAGAGATCCTGAATTTATTTACAGAGTTACCAAAGTAGGACAAAGGAGGACACCAGCATAATGGCAGGATTACAAACAATAGTAGACAACGCAACTTATATAACTTTTGACACAAAGAAAGTTGCCAGTCAATCAGTTTCAAGAAGTGGTAGATTGCTTACTGCTGAATTAGCCAGTGCAAATCCTTATAGAATTACAATTGGTATGCATGAAGGTTTAAAATATTCAGAAAACAGAGCATTGCTACAAGAATTAGATGCACTAGATATCACAGAAGAAAGCACAATTGATATTGGTGGCACAAACAGTGGTCTAAGTTACATCACAGCATATCAAGGTGACAGCAGTGGCATAGGCAGTGTTACAACAACTAGCACAGGATACAATGGATCAAACATATATCTTAATTGTACAAGTGCAGGATCCGGTAATGTGTTGTTTAAAGCCGGTGATTTTATACAAATAGGACCTACAAATGGTAGATATGTGTACCAAGTTACCAGTGATGTTGCTCACAGCACCAGTTCAAATGTTACTGTACCAGTACATAGACCTGTAATAGCACAAGATGGCTTTACATTAGGCAGTAGAAATATTGCAGTAGGTGTTGATGTAGATTGGAGAGTCAAATTATTGGTAAAACCAACTTATTCAATTATACCTTATGATAGAATTGCATTCAGTGATGATTTTGAATTAATTGAAGTTATAAGAAAAGAGGATGGCTAATGGCTAGAACTATTGCACCAGTAGAAGAAAATCACATAAAACATGCACTGTTTATTGATCTTACTCTTGGTGGCACTACTTACTATATAAGCAGTGCTTATAAACCTATAACTTACAATTCAAACACTTATACGGAATTAGGTGCATTTTTACAGTTGGGTGCAGTGCAAGAAGATATCAAAACAACCAATGGTGACATTGGAATAAGCCTAACAGGTATTCCCAGTGATAATGATTACATCAGTCTTATATTAAGCACACCAGTTAAAGGTGGAGAAGTCACAGTGTATAGAGGTTTTTTTAATGATGACCTCACATTAGACAGTGCAAATGTGTTTCAAAGATTCAAAGGCATCATCACTAACTTTGCAATAGAAGAAGATGTGGACATACTTGAAGGCGTAAGAACAAATTCAGTAACTGTTAGTTGCAGTAGTATTGTAACTATATTAGAAAACAAAACCAGTGGACAAAGAACTTCACCAGTAGACAGAGATAGACTGTTTCCAGGAGATAGCACATTCTACAGAGTACCAGATTTACAAAGAGTACAATTTGACTTTGGTAGAGAATTTAATGGTGCTGCCGGAGGCGGTGGAGGAGGCTATGGTGGCGGAGGTCCAGGCCGCGGCGGTGGTGGTGGTTATGGTTATGATTGGATGCGTAACATCAGCATGTATTAATATGATTAGAAGAGCAGATTTACAGGACTTTGATAGGATAATGGAGATGATGATTAACTTTGCTAATTCATCACCTTATGAACCTCACCATAATCCACAATATAATGATCAATATGTGAGAAATTTATTAGTAGGACTCACAAAAAATGGGGTGATAATAGTAGGAGAACAGAATAGCCGTGTTGAAGGCATGTTGATTGCTGGTATAACCACTGATCCATGGCTTCCACAAGTTAAAACATTGAAGGAAATAGCATGGTGGGTTGAACCAAAGTATAGAAATACCACACTAGGCTATAAATTATTGAAAAAATACATGGAATATGGTGAAAAAATGCAAGATGCAGGCATAATTGATGGTTTTACTCTCACAAATATGGAGATTTCACCAGATTTTGACCTTGAAAAGAGAGGTTGGAAGCCAATAGAACGCAATTATTTGTATGAGGGAGTAAGTTAATGGCAGTTTTTACAGCAATAGCGGCAGCCATCACTGGTGCAATCACTGGTGCAGGCTTTGCGGCGGCATTTGCGGCCGCTGGTACACTTACTGGTTTAGGTATTGCCACCAGTTTGTTAGCAGGTGGTCTTGCTATAGCCACAGCAAAAGCATTAGGACCTGATGTACCCAGCATACAAGCGGCAAAAGATCCAGGTGTTAAGGTACAATTAGATCCTAGCACTGACAACAGAGTACCTGTGTTCTATGGACAAGTGTTTACAGGTGCCATAGCAGTAGATGCTGAGATTAAAAACCGTAACAATACCATGGTTTATGTGATGGTTATTGGTGAAAAAACAGACACTGGTACATACACTGTTAATGACATATACAGAGGTGATGCAAAACTAAACTTTGGTGTAAATTCACCAACAGTTATTAGTATAACTGACCCTAACCAAACAAGTAGTACAAATGTTAATGGTAAAATGCGTTGTAGAGTGTATGCAGGTAACGCACAAAGCTCAGTTAACCAAATATTTCCTGCAGGCGGCACAAAAGTAGCGGCACAAACCCTGTGTAGCACAATCACTGCAAGTACCAATTATGAAGATTTAGTATATGCTATTTTTGAAATAGACTATGATCCAGAAAATGGCCTAACAGGTTTAGGCACACTGACTTTTGATATCACAAACAGTCTAAATTCACCTGCTAATGTGTTGTATGACTATATGACCAATGATAGATATGGTGCAGGCATACCAGTAAGCAGTATTGACACAGATTCAATTGATGACATGTGGGAGTATTCAAATATTAATGGTACTTATGGTAATGTTGAATACACAAATTTAAGCAATGTCAGTGCATATCACAGTAGATGGCAAATTGATGGTATGTTATCAACATATCAACCTGTTAAAAACAATATTGACAGTATTTGTACCAGTGCAAGTACATTTTTTACATATGATCCTAAAGGCGGTAAGTTTAAAGTAGTACCAAACAGAGAGGCTACTACAACAGAAAAGACAAATGCTTTTGTGTTTAACAATGACAACATTGTAAGCAAGATAGAAATAGGATCAACAGAATTATACAGTTTATACAACAGCATTGAAGCAGAATTTCCTGCTGTAAACCAAAAAGATCAAACATCAACCATACTTGTTACAACACCTGCAGGTGATAGACAAGCAAATGAACCAGACAATGGTCTTAACATCAGATATAATTTGATCAATGATGCACCAAGAGCCAAAAACCTTGCAAACATTGACCTGCGTCAAAGTAGATTTGACCAAGTTATTACTTTTGATGCAGATTATTCAGCAATACAAGTAGATGTAGGTGATGTTGTAAAAGTCACAGAAAGCACATATGGTTTTAATGACAAATTATTTAGAGTGATGCGTGTTACTGAAAAAGAAAATGAATCAGGCATGCTCACAGTAGAAGTTGTTGGCTTAGAATATGATGACAGTGTGTATACACATGAAGTAGTACAAGCAACAGCAGAACTGGGACTACCAAACATAGGCAATTGGTGGACAAACATAGGCAATGCCAATATCAATATTGGTAACATTATTATTATTGATGATCCAAATGATTCAAATGCCAATATTGTTGATTGGAGTAATGGTAACATTATTGGTAATGTTGATTGGGGCAACATTGATTGGCCTAC